ATCTAGTTTCTTTTCCATAAGATTTTTCTATAATATTACTGGTCAATTTAATTGAAGAATTTCTTAAATCAAATATTGGAGATAGATTATCTACTTTGGTAGAAAATGTCATTTTGTATTTCAATGATTCTCCAATATTATTTTTTAATTCATTGAATGAAGAAGCAATTACTTTTTGATTGGTAAAATATTGCTCTTCATTTAAAAATGCAATTTCATAATCAGACGATTGATATGAATTATATGTTTGATTTTTTCCATCAATCGGAATTATATTTGTAGTTTTAACTTCTACTTTTAATGGAGTTGGGGAGAACGAAAGATATGATACTTGAGGATATAATTTTTCATACTTTCTATTATAAGAAGCATAGATATTTTTTCCTCCTCCAGATGTAGTAGATCCTGCTCCTAAATTAGAAGTGATAGTATAGAAATCTACGCTACCATTTGAAACTGGGAATAGATTAGAATTAATGTAATCTGACTCTATCCCCCCCACTTGTTGTACAGTGTGGAAAGATACATACGATTTTCCAGAATCTTCAAATCCATTATTTGGATGATAAATTTTAACTATCTTATTATTTGCTCCATAAACTAAAGACGTGGCGCTATCATTTGAAGATGCGTCTGTTTGAATAGAATCGGGCGGCAGTAATTCATAACCTAAATCTTCGTTAGTCAATTCTAAAGTAGCTTGTGTTGTGGTATCAAATTTTGCTCTATATATTGTAAACTTCAAATCTTTATTTAAATCTTCCAACCAAGCATCTATATTTTGCGACGTAAATACAGATCCAAGTAATGGTTGTTGAGTAATTACTTGAGAAGTAGCAATATCATTTCCGCCAAGAGAAGACGACCATAATTTATAATCAACAGAATCTGTTTCCACACATAATGTATAATCAGTATTGTTTTGAAGGAAAATTGGATGGTCAAATTTAAAATTAGTTGGACTTGTAGAATTTGGAATAACACCATCGTTGGGGTCAACTGATACTCCCATTCTAACTGCTGGCGTAGTAATTTGAATTATTGGCTCTATTACTGCTTCTTTACTAATAGATCCATTTTGTCTCAAAATTACAGAAGGAGTATCTGTATAACCAGAACCTCCTAAAATTACATTAGCTTCATAAACTTCACCGTTACTAATTGAAACGCTTCCTAGAGCGTTACTTCCTCCTGGCAACTGAGGACTTTGAATAATTAATGTTGCAGATTCATAACCAGCACCAAAATCTTTTACTTTAAATGATGAGATTCTTCCAGAATCTTTTGCAATGGTAACAGTTAAAGTAGTATTATTTAAAGTGTTGGCGGTATTTACAGTTGGAATAGATAATTCTTCATTTTGCTCAAACGAAGTGCTACCTGTGGTGCTAACATAATTCGATAATACTAAAGTATATACTTGTGTATTTGTTAAACTTACTTTTTTCTGTATCGAAGGAACTAATTGATTATCATTATTATCAATAACTGCCTTTAAGTATCCTTTAACGCCAGATTTTATGCCAGAAATAGTTTCGCCTATGGTAAGCTCTACACTTCCACTAGTATATACTTTTAAATAAGTATTTGATGATTTTACAACTTCGCTACCAGGAATTACATAATTTCCTGGTTTTCCGCTTTGAGTATCAGTTAAATAAACTCTTATTGGTAAAGTTTCGCTCTTTGATGAGAAGAATAAATCAACACCTGTTAAGAATAAACCACCATCATATTTTTCAATGCGGAATGTTTGTGATAATGGGTTGGGTTTTGCTTGGGTTGAAGCATTATCAATAAATTGTATTCCTTCTTCGGCTTTTAAGAAAGATGGTATGGTAGAAATTATTGATGCTGGTTGAGATGGGAATGTCCCTGTGCAATAATATTTTGCTTCTGCAAAACTAGTAACAGTATTGTCTTTTTCAGCACTTAAACTATTTGTTGTAAATCTAATAGTTTTTACACCAGTTGTAAAATTTAATTGTAGGGAAGTATCATAAGAAATAGTGCCAATATCTCCTGTCCAAGAAGCACCCTGAACTGGCGCATATCCAGCAGGGAAAAGAAGTATTCCACTGGCATCGCCATTTGCATCTGTGGTTATTGCGCTGCCATCTGCGTTTGCTCCAAAAACACCGACAGAATTATCAGGAATTCCTGTAAATCTTGTATCTTGAGCAATCCACCTACCGACAGATCTTCCGTCAATATAAGCATAGAATTTTGTATTTGGTTTTAATCTTCTTAATACAAATTTTATTGCTTTTTGTCTAGCAAATAATTGTATAGAAGAAGCAACTACAACATTCCCATTACTGGTTGTTTGAATACCTTTTCCAATTTCATTATTTTGTGGACTAATATTGGAGCTAGTAGAAATGGTTGCAGACGATACTGTAGTGTTTGAATCGCTTGTAATTTCATTTAAAGAAGAAATATTATAAAATGCTCTATTTGTGCCTACCCAATTTGTTAGATAAAAATTGTTTATACTTCTATATCCTTCGGAAGCTTCAGCTTTCGAGACAAAAACGGAAAATACTTTAGTGTCATTATTTAAAATATTTGGTTTTTTATTAGTATCAAACCAATGATCTATAGAAGGACTTAGAGATAAATCTCCAACGTATTGTACAACAACAAACGGATTTGGATTTATTACTGAAGTTGCATATTTATTAGATACTGCTGCGACTTCTTCATATGGCAAACTAATAATAGATCCAGTTTTTGTGTATCCATTAGTAGTTCTTTCTTGTGTGGTGGTATTTACTTCTACTAACGCAAAAGAATTTTCAGATGTTTGTGGTTTTAAAATTGCTTGTTGTGTATCAATCGCACATTTATAATCTAATGATGATAAATTACCCACACCATGATTTTCAAAACTATCTACAATAATACCAGATTTAAATCTATCTAAACCGATTTCATCTTTAATTTGTGTATTAAATGTTTGTTGCTCAAGAATACTCATTGTGGTGTAGTATTCTAATCTTTCAATACGTTTTTCAAGTTTTCCTATATCACGCATTGTGTAACGTCTGTTATCTACAGGTGTTACTCTTACATCTTGAGGAGAATTAGTATATGCTGGAATATACAAATAATATAAAGGTATTGCGTCATCTAAAGATTCTGGTTTTGATGGGTTTAATGAAGAATTTCCTTTTTTAACTATAAAGTTTCCTTTTGAATTTAAGAATAATCCATCAATTCTATCTAGATATTGTTTGCTAGTGAAAATAAACGATGCATCTAGATTAGAGTCATACGCTGGCGTTGCTGAAGGAATACCACCAGACTTGGTAAAACTTATAGTATTATTTGATTCCAAAATTGTTTTGTTTTGGAAACCAGGAATGATAGTTGTAATATCAACTTTCGGTCTAAAATCTATTACGTCTCTTAACGAAATTTTTCCTAATGATGGAGAATCAAAATTAGGAATATCAGAAACTGGACAACCAGTGAGAGTATATGAATCTACAATACTAAAATCTCCTTGAGAATGCTCAAAATAATTAAAAACAATTACTAACTGACCAGTTGGAGTTTCGTATCCTGGTTTTAAAACAAGACGAGAAACATCATAGAAAGTATCTCTTTGACCATCATCAAAAGTAAATCTTTCTGTGACATCAGACCCTTCAATTACATTATTATTATCATCTAGATTTGGCGGATTTGAAATTGATCCTTCAAAAACTTTAATATCAGACCCATATACTCCAAAACAATCTGAATATGAAATAATTTCTGCAGTTTTTTCGTCGTAGTCATATCCTCTTAAAGGAACTATTTTATCTCCAACAGATGTAACGACAATTCTCTTCTGTCTAACTGCTGTTTTTGTTTTTACGGAAGCCTTAGAAACTTCAATAGTGGCAGTTAATTTTAATACTACATTTGAAGCTGATGAAGAATCTGTTCGGAATGTTACATTATCAAGAGAAATAGCAACACCGCCAGAAGATAAGAAAGAAATCTGATCTGCGTTTACATACATTACATCGCCAGTTTGTAATCCGCTATTTGAATTGCCCTTGTCTAAAACTGTCAATAAGAAATTACTTTCTGTAAATCCTATAAATCTTTGACTGCCATATTTTAATTGGGCAGAAAAAGTAATTTTTCCGCCAGAAGTGGATGAAGTAGTAATAAAATCTCTTCTCGTATAATATGTAAAATTCGTATCATCACTATCTTTAATTAAAGAATTTACGGATTTAAAACCAACTGGATAAATCAAAGAAGCGTTTGATACGGTATCAATCTTACTACGTTTTCTTATAACAACACTGTTAGTAACGTTTTCTGGTAAAGCTGTATCTAAGTAAATTACAGACCTAGCAACACCAGAAGGAGGTGTTACATATTCTACTCTATTTCTTCTTGATACACCATTGATATCCAAATATTGAATTACATCACCTGGCAACAAATCTAAACTTGCATCACCAGAGAATGATAAACATGTTAGAAACTTTCTTCCTTTAATCCCAGACCAAGTGAGATTGGTAACATTTTTATTTAATGTAAAACTTTCATCAAAAGTATCAACATCTGCTGTAAAAGTATTATTATTTCCATCGCCAAATTCTGTGTAGAAGGATTTTACATTATCGTTAGAATAAGTAAATACTGTATTTTTAAATAATTCAGCTCTTACTACACAAGACGAATTAACAGGAGTAGATGAATCATATCTTACTACTACAGATGGAGGTGAAGTGTAAGATTCTGAAATATTTTTTCTATCTTTAATATCTATAGAAATAACTTGTCCACCAACTATTTGTGGTTTTACTGCTTGGACATCAATATTTTTTCCATTTAACGACAGTGGAGAAGATGCCACATCAGAAGAAGATTGAGTATACCCAGATCCTCTTTTAGTCACAACAAAATGAGATATAGTATTTTCTAATGCAATTCTTAAAGTATTACCACTTTCGTCTTTTATTGTTTCGCCAGATACAAAATTACCAGATAAAACTTTTACAAATAATTCATTACTTGATGTATAACTAGAATCTGCAGAACCTTCTATGACTGCATATGCTCCACTAGTAGATCCGATAATATACTGGCCAGATGTAAATCCTGTTACTATTTTACTATCAGTTGTTAATCTTGTAAAATAAATTGGGTTGAAATACTCAAATTTAAAAACAGAATTATAATCATCATTTCCAGATGAATCTTTTCCTTTTGAAATTACTTTATCGGTATCTTGATTAAAACCAGACCCTCTTTTTAATAGAGAAAAATTCTTTGGTTTTGCAATACCAATAATAGGAGTTATAGTTTTTGAATAGTCTACAATTTCCCCAAAAGGAACTATAGTATTTGCTTGGGAAATTGGAACGGTTAATACTATTTGACCAGCTGCTGATGCATTTGGATTTGATGCTAATGCATACTCAAAATATGTTGCTGCTAAATTACTAGCTAAAACTACACCGCTTGTTGTATTGTATACATCTGGTTGAGCTCCAGCAACTGTTACTGTTTGTCCTGATACAAGACCATGTGGAGTTGCTGTTGTTACTTTTGCAATATAAGTATTGGTCTGACCGACAACCCTTACTTCATAAGTTATAGATGTAACTTGAACTTGAGTACCAGCAGACTGCCAATAATAGTTTTGTGCATTAAATGCGCCATTATCAGATGTGCTATTTGCAGATTTGTAGAATAACTGCTTTCTCTTGACATCTGTATTTGTTGCAGAAGCAGACAAAGCTTGAGGTAAAAAGTCTGCATTGTCATATTCTATAAACTGCTCATGCAAGAATCTTTTGTTACCTAAAACTGTTAATTCTATGAAAACTTCTCCACCAATATCATCTGGTCTTGTTATCTGAGAATAAGCAATTACTTCTACGTAATCTACAGATGTAGCTGCTAATGAAGTGCCTAGATTTGAAACATACCACAGTTTTTGACCCAATAAACTACTATAATCAGATGCAGGTGATTTTGGTTTTAAATAAATGGTTTTTACCCCGTAATCATGCAGAGAATTGGTTTTTGCTAAGGATTTTATTGGATTTCCTCTCCTAGAAAGAGTTTTTCTAGAATTATACGTTCCGTTATATCCCAAATATCCATCATTAAAAAGTTGCGAAAAATAAACTGTGGGATATGCAGTTAATTGAGTGCCTTCTGAATTTAATGGAATGGTGTTATAAACATTTCTTACATTAAAGGATGGGAGACCAAATGTTTTAACTCTGTTATTATCTTTATCTAAAGTATCTCTGGCCTTTTCAACTCTATAATATTTTGTTTCTTTATTTACTATTTCATATCCTCTAACATATGCTTTTCCTGGTCCAAAACCAACTGCTAAAGAAGATTCTGCATCAGTAGATGCTAATCCACCATCTTCTCCAGTTACTGGATCTATGACAGGGCCATATTTTCCATCAATTCTTTTTGGGTATATTCCCTGATTCGTGTCACTTTGGGCCCATTCTCTCAAATCAATTGGGAAATTATCAACGACATAATCTCCCGATTCATCATAAGTTCTTCTTGCTAAAGTTTCTTCGATAATATTATATTCTTTTTTAGAAACTTTTTTCTGTACAACACCTAATTTTAATTTCAATAATTCTATAAAATTATCATCTGTTACTTGCGCTTCTTGTGTTTGGGAATCTGTTAATTGATAAGATACCAAAGTTAAATCAATTTTTAATCTATGAGCACCTGGAGCACTATAGTTTGAAAATCCTCTAGCATTGTCATATAAACTTACATCTTTTTCTGCAGTTATAACATCTTCTTCAACCCTAAAACCAACTTTAACTGATGGTTGATTGTAGTATTTGTCAACAATTAAAATTTGCTCTTCATTTTGGACAAAAAATCCATTAACAAAATAAATTCCTGTTTCTACTTTTACTGCAGAAGCAAATCCCATGGCGGGACTCGTTATTCTAGATGTTTCTAAAGTATCTGGATCGATACTAATTATTTCTGATGGCAACGATGCTCCATCGGTCCCAACTGTTAAAATTGGGCTATTATCAATTATTGCTTCTATATCTTCACCTTGTCTGAAAGTTTTTTCGCTATTATCACCACCACTAACATAGTTTACGAATAAAATATCTGATTCTGTTTCTGTGGCATAATCTGCATCTATGACAATTGCTCTTACACCTGAAGTTAAACCTACTAAGGTTACTCCTTTCAAATCTTTGATGTCATATTTTCTAGTTACAATTTCACCACCAACGTTTTCAGAAACTTCTGATACTTTTGATAATTTTACATAATTTAATTGATTGTTAAAAGATATTCCGCCAGGAATAACTTGCTGTCCTTGTTTAAATTGATATTTACCAAAC